TTTCGGAAGTTTTTTTTTCATTTTTTTCTTTTTCCTGTATTTTCAAATCCTTTAAACAAGGATAAGAAAAGCAAAACAAGAAAAGTTCTTTTTCTTTGCGAGTCGGACTGCAAAGATAAGGAGAATTATTAATAAGTTCCAAATGTTTTTCGAAAAATATTTTTATCTCTTTTTATTTCTCTGTGTCACCTTCCACACTTCTGTTTCAGTATTTCAATCTTACCACTTTCCTTCTCTTGGAAAGCGGGTGCAAAGGTATAGGATTTAACAATACAAGCCAAACATATCTATCATTTTTTTTAATAAAAATGAAACTTTTTTGTAACTTACTGATTCATAAATGCATTTCGCATGAACAATTTTGAAGAAAGGAAAAAGAGAGAAAATAACTATACATTATATATATACGTGCGCGCGAAGAGCACGAAGAAAGAGAATAAAAACATTTTATAAGCATGCCGGATTGGGTGGTGGCGGTTCTGTCAGTATAGTCGCCGCATCAAAGCATATAAACCGCAAAACGTTTCGTGATTCTTTTTCAAATCACTTTGTGAGTGTTTTGCACTTGTTAACACAAAACAAATTGTGATTTTTTATTTATTTTCCAATGCCATTTAAACGGTTCTCAAAAAGAGATTAAAAATACCTCAAACCATTCCAAATTTGTATCTTTGTATAGCTTGAGGATAGTGTGCACATAATAGAATTACGCGGCAGCAGATATGGCAGAGAATTTGTCTGTTTACGTATCTGTACCAATTGTTAAAGATGTTTTTACATTCAAGGACGAAACATTAACAGTTTCCCCGATGCCATGAAATGAAACATATTCAGACATAGAAAATGCACTACTCATTGTTGTTGTGTATGAAGATTCGTAGCTTCCTGTAATATATATATCTAAAAACAGTCCGTTATCAACAAATAGAATCCGTGAGCTTCCATTTGTCTTATGCGCATTTAATTTAGCAAATGGGGAAATTTTTTCTCCAACCACTTCTATTCCGATAATGCCATAAAATGATATCCCAAACGAATCGACTGAAACGAATACAGAGGCGTTTAGAAATCCTGTAATTTTTTGGATGGAGGCGATTCTTACAGCCTCAGTATTAATTCCAGGTATTCGAAACCCTTTTAATATAGATCGACTTCCACTCTTCTCAAAAAGACTTGTTTTGGTTCTTCTACTACTACCATCACTTGCTAATGTACGAATCCATGCAGGATCACTGTCTTCTAACATTTCGTTCTCATAAATATCTTCTGTTGCCATACACTACCTTTTAGGGGCAAAGGATTCGGCAGAGAAACATAATGCTGCTTGGTTATAATCTATTTATGGAAAATCTTTGAACACTACTTCTTAAATTTGTAACTCTTATGGTTTTACTGCCGTCTTTTATTTGCTCTATATTAAATAAATTCCCTACGATGTTGGACGAATCAATAACGGCTTTAAAATCTTTTTTATAATAAGCTAAATGGAATAGGAAACTGGAGCCATTAAGTTCCTCGCTGACAAATAGAAATATTCCATAATAAGGAAGAGGAATATCTACACTGCCTTCCCCTACAATACTATATTCGACTCTTCCTTGTCCAGCGCTTGCCATCCCTTTCTCTTCCATAGTTGCTACTGGCATTGCGCTTGCCACCTCTTCCAATGTTGGTGATATACTGTTGCCGTTTGCCGCCAGTCCACGCAGCCGTGCCGGAGTTCCACCACTCATCGCATTTTCCTTAATATCTTCTGCCATACTTAATACATTTAAGGGGCAAAGAGTATGGCAGAAAAGCGAAAGGAGGAAATAAATAGTTAGTTCAAGTAATAGTTATTGACTTCCAATCTGACCATTTCGCTGCTCCATCGACATTATAGGCAGCTCTAACTTTAATTATGCTCATATTATATGCAACTTTAATCTGTGCACCTTCAAGCCCGGTCGGATTTATCGAGATAAGACAACCATCTATTCCACTGCCATCAATATCTGATGTTGAATATGCAACATAATTCCCGACGATATTAAGGACGTCAGTCTTAACATGTCCTTTATTAACAATTGCCTTATTCGATATAGCATTTAATACGCTAATCAACACGCTGTTATTTCCTTTCAAGCCTCGCAGATAATCCACACTGTTGGTTACAGTCATTTGCTCTTCTCTAATATCCTGCTTCTCTGCCATACTTAACACATTTAAGGGGCATAATTTCCGGATGGAAATATTACCCGATTTAACATTTTAATAATTAACTCGTTTTGTAAATTATAAATCAAATTTTTCCGTAATATCTGAAGAACTCAAAAGGAGTTCTCACATCAAGATAACCGTCTACCTCTTCGTTGGCTTCCGCTTCCATTTCAAACGCGGAATTTCCGTAAGCCTTATCACCTACATTTATCCAACACCGGTTACGGCATAAGTGATACATGTAGGATATTGCGTACTCCACACCATACTGGAGGTAGAACCACAACGGGCATAGCAGATATACCCATAAGTTGAATCCGGTAAACAGCATGATTACCGTCAGCAGCACAGCGGATGCAATCATGCATTCCTCCCATTGGCGCACATGAATCGCCTCATGGTTAAGTGTACTCTGCTTCATCTCCTCCTTGCTTTTCTTGGTGAAGACGAAACATCCCAATGTGATGGTGTTGTAACCCTGCCACAGCAGCCATTTCGCTAACTTGCTTTCATAAAAAACTTTCATACATCTTTCCATTTATATTAGTTTGTTAATTAACCGGGTTTTCGTAATCATGGTCACCCAAATCAGCATACGAATACGAAATGCCATTTTTATTGGTTGAAATCCAGACTCCTCCCAATGATATGAATTCATAAACACCAGGCTCTGTGATATGAGCTTTATTGCAATAATGGTATTGACCGTCAACCAACTCCATATCATTAAATCCGTCCGATGTCACAACTGACACATAGCCATATGTGCTCCCTGAAGAATTATTATATATGATCAAGGATATTTTCATACCCACACATTGGGCAGAGCTGGGAAGCATGTATTCACTTTGGCCTATTTTACTGGGACGCCCATTGCCAAAATCCGAACCAAAATTGGGGTTCAGGTAAAAGTAGCCTTCATTGGAACTAAACCCATGTATCTTTATGAATGCCGCTGTCGCTGTAATTTTTCCTTGAACATTGACTTCTCCAGTCTCACCATCAATGTTACAAGTGACATTTCCATTCTTATCCCTTGCCAATACGTTCTGTACCACCAAATCATCCACAAGGATTTCATCGGCACGTATCTTTCTTATTAAAGCCATATCCATAGCTACAAACATAAACTGCTGTGCCGCCTCCCAATTCGCATCACCGTCTATCGAGGTAGGTGCGACAGTGACCGACGTACCGTAAGCCCGTACCCGAAACGGAATGGTGCGATTGTTGAATGTGGCCAGTACGATGTCATGGTAATCTTCATTCCAGACATATGTGTTGCCCTTGGCGAAAAAACCTCTCGGACGCGGCTCACTGGCATCCCGTCCGCTTGAACCGTCATAGCTGACACCCACGGACATCTCCGCAATGAAACTGTCATTCCATGCCGAAGCGTCAGCCTGGCTCTGGTAACAGCGGACAGAGAAAGTTGAATACCCTGCAGAAGCGTTGACCGTAATCTCGGAAGCCCTCGAAGGCCCTGCGATGGCGCTCCATATCCCGTTGCTGTACCCCCGTGCGGCCAGATATCCGTCCGGATAAGTCAATGTGGCGCTACCAAGCGTCCGCTTGGCATAGACGCGGAAAGCTGAAGGAACAAGCGAACCGGCATTGCTCACCCGTATATTGCTGCATGTACTGATGAGATAGACCATGCTGCCGTCTGATGTCAGTTGTTCCCATTCGTCGGTGTTCACTTCTTCGGTAATAATATAACCGTAGGACTTGCCGCCGTTCTGGGTCTGAGTGATTCGCCTCCCGTCATGAGTTGTCTGAGTCCATAGAGGTGGATTCGACGTCTCAACCTTTGAGAGCCAGGAGCGACTCCCCATCGTACAGATGGTGAGCTTTTTATATGGAGTATTAGCGGTTCTCCACTCACCGCCAGCCTTGACTGATTCGCCGTCACCGCCCGGTTTTCCAGGATTACCGTCGGTACCGTCCACAACCATAGGAATAGTTTCCCGGTCCACGACCTGCCCACCCACATAATAGACAAATTGTAACTGCGTCGTGAAGTTCTTCGGAGAGATGGACGTGCCGTTCTGTATCTCGACCTCTGCGCCTCCGTCCTTACTGTATTTCAGTACGCCATCCGTCGTGATGGAAGTGCTACCGCCTACAGACTTGGTACGTGTACATGACACCCCGGCTACACTATAAGTGCCGTCCTTCCGTTTGCTGACTGAAGAAACGGAAGGCACCAGCCTATAAAGTATCGCATCACTGCCCGGATTACCGGCACGCACCCCGGTAATGGTGAACACCAGCTCACGGCTTATATCCGTATCTTGCACGGTAGCCGTAACGGTTATCCTAACCTCTGAACGTGCAGGCATTGAAATGCCGGAAGCCACGGTAAACGCTATCACACCCGTATTGACATTGTAGCTCTCCGTGACACCTGCCGGGGTCACGCATGAGATGGACTTGAGCTGTAGTTTTTGCGTGCCATACCACATGCCGACGGTCGTTTTGAGCACGGACTGCGCAACGGTTTTCCCCTCATATGTCAAGGCAATGCTTTCCATCTCATTGTCGAAATCGGCTACAATGGCCGACTCGCCGTCAAAGCCCCATTTGGCCCAGATGGCTGCCGGTGAAAACGCACTCCATACACCGTCCTTCTTCGTGCGGCAACAAGCCCACTCGTATGGCAGGCTCTCGCTCACCCCAATCGGATCATCATGCCAGCCGGACGGCACATAGTCATCTACCTGCGAGGTGGCTGGTGTAGGAGGCGTCACATTCTCTGTCGTATGCTTGAATATCCACTCATAGCCTTTTCCATCCTTACCATCCTGGCCGTTCTCCACCAGCAGCTCATACTCAGCGGTATTAAGGTCCCCGGTAATGGTATAACCGTAGGACTTGCCGCCGTTCTGGGTCTGCAGGATACGGCGCCCCTCATTGGTCGTCTGAGTCCACATCGGAGGATTGTCGGTACCATCAGGAGCGACACATAAAAACACACGTCCGGCCATCTTGGTAATACCCATGTAAGGTATATGCTTGCCGGTCTGCCAGTCACCGCAGTTGGTGATACCGGTACCCACATCTCCCTTGTCTCCCTTAGCCGCATATTTCAACCAATCCGCATTGCCGTCTGCCGGCTCTGTAGACGTGCCTTTCTCATTGACACATATCCATGAGCTGCCGTTATGCGTCACCTCATCGTAATAGGCATACTTCTCACCATTTTTCCACGTCCCCTTGAATAGCGGTACCCGGAAAGCCTCGCCGGTGATGTCATCCACCTGAAATATCTTGCCGGACATGATGACGTGGCGAAAAACAGCCGAATAGTTGTCAGCCGGTATGCCGTGAACTGTTCTGCCTTTCTTCTTGCCAATCCACGACATCTCTTGTGCCGGCTCGACATCCCAAGTATTGGCGTGATCAAAGAAAGTAATACAGTTGTTGCCGTTAACCGTATCAATCAGGATGTACGTCTGCCTATCCTCATCCGTGAAGTTACCCGTTTGGGCAAGTACCATCGCATCCCCCGGCTTCCAGTCGGTACCCGGCTTGGGTGTCATGACGAATGTCTTGGCAGTGTAATCGGCAGAAGTCACCCGGAACTTCATCTCCTCGAACCCCTGCAGCTTGCCTTCGGCGTTCTTGGTGACGAAGTAGGTGGTCAGAATGTCATCCACAAACTGGCTCAGCCCGTCGGCATCGGTCAGGTCAGGAGTTATGGTGTAGCTGCCGTCACCGTTGTCGCTCCATTCCTTGACCGTACATCCGCCTCCGGGAGAGGCACACATACGTCCCTTGAAATAGGTCACACGGTTATAGGCAATCTCCGGAACAAACACACGCTTGCGGAATATGCCTTCCTCCATCTCCAGATTGCCGTTCTTGTCGATGTACCCTCCGGATATGCCGGTGAGGAACTCGCCGAACTTGACAGCCTTGGCCGCATGGAGAATGTCATCTACTGTCAAACTGCCACCAACCTCCAGGGAATACTCTGTACGGTCATTCCCGGTCTTGCTGAGAGCTTTTTGCGCAATCTCTTTCAGTACCCTCAGAGCGGACATGACCGTATAGTCAGTAGCCGGCCGCCCGTCCCAGCTTTTCAGAATATCAAGTGACAGCTGTTCCCGCTGCTTGTCCAGTATATATTTCAAGTCCGTCAGACTTGAATCCACCCGCGACTTCCAGCCTTTTCCCACCTGGTTGGTGCATTCTATTGTTGCAATGGAGAGATTGTCCAGTTTGCGCACGACTTTCGTCATCCGCGTGTCCCTGGTCCCGCCCGACGCTGAAAAATACTTGTCGCTCAGCAACCGCACACGCTGTCCCGGCAATAACGGTATCCGGTTCCGGTCTATATAAATATAGTCCGTGTCACCGCCATACTTGGACACGTCCTCACTGTATCTGGCCAGATAGTCATCCACGGCGGCCTTGTAGTCGAGCTCAGCCTGCGTCTCGTATTCCACCGGCATACGGAAGTTCCAGGGAATATATTCATTCCCGACAGCCGGTATCAGACTGCCACCCGGTATTTGCGTCTTGTCATCAGGATAGGTGTTGATGATTTCCCATTCCCCCGTTTTTGAGTCATAGTTTGCCTCGAAGTCACGCCCGGCAAGGTCCCCTGTCTGGAACGACACATGCTTCACCAGGCCGACTATCTCATTCCCGTTCGGATCAAACTGCATGCCGCTGTCCTTGAAATAATAGACAGTGAACTTGTTCCCGTCATCCCCGGCCTTCTCTTCACTGCGCACAGCCGTCACAGTGCCCGTATAATGGGGGAATATTCCGGCAAAGGCATCCTCCTCCACGTGTTCATACAGACCGTAGTTCGTGTTACGGTCCATATATTGGGACCGGTCAGGAAGCTGGAGACGGGAGAAGCCGTAACGGGAGGGGTCGATGTTCTTTGTCGAGCCCAGGGGAATCAGACGCGTGAAGAACTTTACACTGTCACTGTTCTCCGACTGTGCCAATGAGGTAAGCCCCCGCATATAGCCCAGTTCCACCGGCTCCCCATGCTCGCAGCGCGAAAGGTTGAAGGTGAAGCCGTCCGTCCACCATTCCGTACCGAACGCTTCGGCAATCATTGTGGCGGCATCCCAGCAGGTGACATTATTGTATTCGATGGTCCGGTTGTCTGCCACCACCACGTCGCCGATGCGCCAGACCTCACGCCCGTAGATGCGGTTCATGTTCTCCACCCACTTCTGCAGGTGCTCGCGGGGACCACCGTCAAGACTGAACTGGGGGTTATAAGCCCCATCGGTCAGATGCAAGTACTTCACTTGCTCCGCGTCATGTATGGGGGCATAGAACTTCACCGAATAACTGTAGGTCTGTGTATCCTTCTGCCTGGGCTTGTACTCCTTCTTTATACTGAACTTCACTCCCTCCAGCAGCACATAGTCCTCCACGTCCAGCATCACGTAGGACGGGTGGGTAAAGGAGGCCGACACAGAGTATTCCTTCATCAGTTCCTGGTTCCAGGTGGTGGAGGAGGATGTGGAAACCGTCAGTTTCAACTCTCCGGACCGGTTATAGATTTTGAGTTCCATTCAAACAGCTTTTAATCGTTATTTAAAGAGTTCCGGGTTTCGGTTCCCGAAACTTCATTTTCCATCTCTCTACGACCATCCCGCCGGATACATCCGTCACGGTGTCGAAGTCGGAAGAAGACTTGTAGTAGAACTTATAGGCAGATGTCCTGCCCTTTACCTGAAGGTTCACCCATCCGGAATACATGACCTTCATCAATGCCGCACGGCGGGTCTCGCATTCCTCCGGAGAAGAGGCGTATATGGCGAAGTACAACGTCACGTCCCTGGCCTTACAACACGGAGACGGCAATACCTCCGGCAGCTCCTCACCGTTACGCTCCCGAAAATCCACAGCGGTGTACCCCTTCATTTCAAGCGGTTTCAGCAATTCACTGAAATTGAAGTTATCCTCCCGTCTGTCCTCACAGAGGAAAGCGGAATATTCCGTCCAGGCGTCCTTGCCGTTGACGGTCATGTATCCGGTCAAATCTTTCATACTTCTATATCGTTTTCCATCCGTCCCGGTCCTTGCTTGCCAGGAGGTCGAATATGTCTTCCAGTATCTTGCAGTAAGCGGTATTCTCCGCTATCTGCAGGAATATGTCATGGTCGGCAGCGCGTCCCTTCATCAGTTCCTCCAGTAACTTGTGCATGCCGCTGGCATGGTCCTGCAGGGAGGTGAACAGCCCCTCCAGCTTCGTACCCTGCTCCTGGGTCAAGGCAGTAAAAGTCCCGCTGCGTCCGGACTGGGAACTTGAACTGCCGGAAGAGCCTTCCCAGCCGAAATCCTCCATTATCTGTTCCCGCTGTGCCAGCATCTCATCGATTATCTTCCGGTAATCCCCGCGCAGTTTCTCCACCTCCGTCGAGGAAAGTCCGTCCTTGTCGGCCATGTCAGCCCATGAGTCATACAGTTTCTGTATCCGGTCCTTGTACCGGGTTGCCACCAGTGCGGAAAAAATGGCATTCTGAAGGTACTTCTCAAAACTGTCGGCAAAGTCTTCCGAAGTGGCATCCATATCGGACAGCATGGAGACGAAGCCGTTGTAGAAACTGTCGAAGTCCGTCTTCGTCAGTGCCTCCTTGCGGGCTTCCTGCACCTCCTGCCAGGCTTCCTCGCTCTCGATAATCTGCTCGAGGTAGTTCCGTGTGTCCTCGTGCAGCTCGCTCCAGAATCCGCTTGCTTCATCACGGAGTCTCACCAGCTGCTCATACGGGAGGTCGAAGAGCCCCGTCATGCGACCGTCCCCTATGCCGTATTTATCGAAGTCGCCGCCCAGCACCTTCCTGGCTTGCTCCCAGGCGGACCGGGAAATATCCTTGCGCTGGTCGGTACCGTGCGAGGCGCTTGACCCCACGCCCAGGAACCCCTTGCTCGCACCCGCATTCAGATAGGCCTTGCCCATCTCGCGGGCATAGTCCTGCTGTTTCTTCAGCAGCTCGCGGGCACGCTCATAAGAGTTGTCCGCATTGGCGAAGTCGTCCGCCTCCACGGAGGAGACAAGCTCCTTCTGCTTGGAAATGACCCTGTCGAGCACTTCCATATAGCTCTCGTATTTCTCCTTGGCCTGCTGGTAGCGCCTTTCCGAGCGTTCGCCTCCCCAGTCGGCACCAAACAGACTGCCCACGCTCTTGACGGCACCGCCAACGGTATTCACCACACCGCTTATCATGCCGCCGACGTCCATGCTGAGAAGGGACCGGGCAAACCCGCTGATACCTTCGCTCATGGTGTTGAAGCCTTCCACCACGCCTTTCACATTCTCGTCAACAGTGACGCCGAAGCCTTCCAATGTGGAGATGATGGTACCGGCAGCCTGACCGTAGGACGACATCCTGACCGCCACACCCTGCAGCGATTGCGCCAATGCCGCCTGCTTTTTCAGACGGTTGTTCTGGGCGGCTGCAAGGTTCCTTTCAGCCTGCTCCTGGGTCAACAGTCCGGCTACAAGTCTGCCGGTCTCGTCCCTATACATACCTGTAACCACTTCACCTCCTGCCATTACGGTGTTCAGGTCTTCCTGGGCGCTCTCCACTGCCGCCTGGGATTCGCCGTACTCCACCAGCGAACGTTTCAATTCCCGGAAAGGCTTGCGGTCGGCAATCTTCAGGTCTATATCCGTAAGGGCATCCTGCAATTCCTTTAAATCGGACGGGCGCAGTTCTTTGGCAGCGCCATTGATATATTCTTTCAGCTTGTCACGAAGCGCGGAAAGCGCTTCCGTACTCTGTCCGTCCAGATTGCCGAATACGTCAGCCAGGTTGACGGTCTTCTTGAATTCCCCGAAGTCCAGTTCCTTCAAGTCGTTGTCCCGTTTCTTTTTCAGTGATTCCTTCTCGCCTTCGGTTTCGGCACGGGCTATCTTCAGTGCATAGTCCTGCACGATGGCAAGGCGCTTGTTCTGGTAGGTGCCGTATTCCTTGTTGTAGTCAATCCAGGCCTGGCGGTTCTTCTCGCGCCATTCCTTTTCTATATTGTAGGTGTCCTGCAGGTATTGTACCCGGGCAAGGGCGCGTTGTGCAGTCGCGCCGTCCTTCACCTGCCTCTCCTCTTCGGGAGTCACCTTCCTGCCCGCCTTCCTTGATTTTTCCAGTTTGGCAAGGGTATCGCGTTCTTCCTTGTCGATGGCGGCAAGAGTGTCATTATACTCCTTTTCGGCAAGCGCCTTGCGTTTTTCCCGTCCCTCCACCATCACGGCGATGCGGGCGGCCTCCACTTTCCGCTGGGCACGGATGCGGGCGTCGGCAAGTTCGGCGGCATAGTCAAGTCTGGTACCTTTGGAATTTTCTTTGTCCGTCTTCTCCGTGATCCCGGCTTCCTTCAGTTTTCTGGCGGACTCCATCAGTTTGTCATTGTATGTTTTTGTATAAGTCTCCGCATCCTGCTCCGCTACTTCCTTAATGGCATTCTGTTTCCCGATACCTGCATTCCAGACGGTTTCAGCCCTTGATGTGCCTTGTTTGTCGGACATGGAGCCCGGAGTCCATTGAGGGTCAAGGAACAGGAATGAAACCGCCTTGTCTTTCCAGCTTGGACCCTCCTTCTTTTTCCGGTCTATCTCCGTCTGGGCCTTCAATGCCTTTTCCGCCTCTTCCGCTGCCAGCTTAAAGGCTGCGGCGGCCTCCGCACGCAAAGTCATGGCCTGGATAAAGGCCTCCGTATTTGCAACCAGCGCGTTCTCGGCTTCATCCACATTACTTACGGACACGCCCAGCTTGTCAAATTCGTCCTTATTGTCCGTAATGAACTTCTTTTTCTCCGCCAGGTCATTGCCCAGCTGATTCCAGCGTTCCTGCAAGGAGCGGATTGTAACAAGCTGTCTGCCGAGGCTGGAAGTGTCCAGCGAGTCATTTATCTTTTCCTGGGCATCCGCCATCTCCAGGGCGGCCCTGCTTCCTTTTCGCATCCGGCCGGCAAGCTCCCATATCTCTTTACTGTATACGACAGTCAGCGTGATGGCGGTAGCCATGAAAGTCTGCCACGAGAAAAGGGACGAGAGCACCTGCTTCCATACCGGTGTCGCCTTCTGGCCTGCCGCCGTCAGTCTCTCGTACTCCTTTCTGGCATTGCCCACCGCGTCCGTAAACATCGGGATGTTGTTGGATATTGCCAGGAAGAACATCTGCGGTCCCATGGCCAGTGACGGAAGCTCGCGGGCTATCTGCGCCATGCTCATCTTCACGCTGTTCAGTTTCGGTGCGGGGTCATTGCCTATGACGGGTGTCTCGCTCGCCCGTTTTTTGGCAGCCTCGTATTCCTTAAGCTGTTCCTTCAACCCACCGATGGCACCCTTCAGCGCCTGGATGTCAGCCATCTCCCTCTCACCGGCAAGCCCTTGTTTCTGGAGATTCTTATACTCCTTCTCCAAATCCTTCAGCTCCAGTTTCAGATGCCCGATCATCCGCCTGGTGAAAGCCTCCATGTTGGCCACGTTGCCTTCCACCGACCTCATGCCCGCCAGCGTCTTGTCATCCAGGAATATTTCAAGTTTAATGGGATTCATCAGCGTTTTCCTCCTCGTCAAGCAATTGTTGTAAATAGTCCACCGGAGATATGTCCGGCTGCCCGTTGCGGCTTCTCCTCTCGGCAACCATCTCCTGCGTGGTCTTCTTCCTTCCCGGCACATGGCGGGGGAAGTCCTGCCACATCAGCATCAGCATCGGGCAGTTCACACCGCGCATGATGTAGTCCACACTCCAGCCCGTGTCACGGGCTATCTGTCCCACGAGACCGAACGGGCTATGGGCGGGTTCCATGTACCCCTTTAACTCCCGTTCTGTTTTCTTTGGCTCAGATTGGGCGCTGTCAGGCTCATTACCTCGGCCAATCTGATAATATTCCCGAAAGGGATGGTACTCATCGTACTGAGTGCAATCATCCAGGCGTCTTCCAGGGCGACGGGGTGCATGCAGCTGCGCAGCATCCATGCCACCGGACGGTTCAGAAGCCTGCCCGACACACTGCCGCGAACGATGGCATATGCCACCATGCGGCTCACTGTCCTGGTGTGCTTCACCATAAACTCCAGCTTCTGTTCAAAGGTGTAGGCCCTGAGTTCCTCGTGTGTCACACCCAGTTTCAGATACATCCGTGCCATGCGGCAGCGGCTTTCCAGGGTTGGTATCCGCATCACCCAGCGGATGTGTCTCCCTCCGGGAAGCCGTAGCGGAAGGGAGATGCCGGCATCCGACATGACCCTCTCCGCAAGGGATTCCAGTTCAAAGTTCGGTTTCATGGGCAGCCCCCCATTAGCCTGCAGCCTCGGTACCCGTATCCGGGTCTATGCCCTTGGCGAAGAGCTTCATGCGCTTGCCCTCAGAATTCTTCAGCAGCTCGATGTTCAGAGAAAGCCCCAGCACGTTGGAGGAGTTGATGCCGCCAGCAAAGTCACTGCCGGTCACCTTGGCATTGTAGAAGCGCAGGGTCTCGCCGCTGTCGGCAACCACGTCCATCACGCCCGTGGCTTCCCAGTTCTCGGGGGGCTCCCAGTTGTTCTTGGCGTCCTTCGTGCCACCGATGGTGTTCACCAGGCTCTCGGCGTTCAGCTCTATCAGGGTGCAGGTGAATGCCTTCTTGCCGGGATTGGTGGTGAGTGTCATTACCGGGCCGTCCTTCACCTGCGCGGCGTAGATGTCCGTGGTACTCGGGGCGCTCCCGGCAGGCTGCAGGCCTTCCTCGCTGATAAGGCCGATTTCCTTCCCCTTGAATTTGAGGTGCGCCAGTCCGTAAATTAATCCGTCCATAAATTCTTTTGTTTTTTAAGTTCTGTTCAATCGCCGTTTAATCAGTATCAGAAGAAGGACGGCAACGGCCAGCCGACCTGTCCATATTTGAAACCACTGCCAGCCGGTGGGTTCCCTTATCACCTCAGGAGGCAGGGTCTCTACCGCTGAGGATGTCTCGTTGCGGATACGTGTCAGTTCTTCCGTCAGCATTATTACCTGGCGTGCCAGACTGTCGCAGGTGGCAGTCACCTCCAGGCTGTCTTCCGATATGCGGTTGACATTCACTGTTGCCTGCCCACTACGCTTACTGAAGCCCGTCCCCACAGGTATCGAGGTCAATATCTTCGTCGGAAATGCCGTCCTCGCCACACTGGGAGGAACGGGCTGCTGAAGGAGAGCGAACCCGCTTCTGCCTTGCAGGCTGTCGGTATGATGGCTGGTCTGCATCGATTCCCCCTGACTTCTGCAACTCGATACGGATAGGACAATCATTATAATGGCGGCAAGTGGAAGCCTTACGGATAGTACGGTTGAGTTCACGTACCGCCTTGTTAAGCTTGATGTTCTCATTCTGCAATTCAATTAATGTCCCCGAAAGGTTGTCATACATTTCTTTATAGGCATCGTTCCGCTCCTTGGCGGCGATTACCTTGCTGTTCTCCCGGTGTCTCAACCATGCCCAGAGGGAACCGGCAATGCCGCTCGGCACAAGCCACTGGAGAATCTGCATTATCGTTTCCATGTTCATGTCCAAGTAGTTTTCAATAATCACTTAAAGCAGGCTCCAACCCGTGATAATGTCCTCCATCACGGCAGGTACTCCGTTTTCCACCTGCGACATCGCAGCCGCAAAAGCGCACATCGTACCTTGATCACCCACATCGGGTATATAGCTTGCCGGCACCTGCATCTCCTTGCACACACGGCTGATGTAACCGTTCGTGTTGTTCTCTGTGGGTGGCGCCCAACGTCGGATAAAGTCGGCAATGGTGCGGCAGCCGTGTTTGCGGCGATAGTTCTGTAACAACTTCAGACCGGCACGGTAGCCGTAGGCCATCGTCCTGAACTGGCAGAACGAACGGTCCTGCGAAGGCCGGATTTCCCCCTGCCACACGGTGGTGGCAGAGAGACGGATATTCAGCGGGTTATTGTTGCGTAGTCCTCTGCTCATCACTCGCTGATATCTGAAGTTCCGATACTGATGTAGGCGTTTCCGTCGTACATCAACGTGGTGACCTTGCTTGCGGCACAAGCCACCTCGCCGATGGTCTGGGCATTGGCACTGGCGTTCTTGACGATGAGCAACGAACCTGCCTGGACTTGCGTGTCCAGCGTGAAAGTCGTTGCGGCGGTTCCGGCTGCAATATCCACAATCTGGGGATTGCAGTCATGTACCAGGGACTTGTCTTCGGGTTTGCGGGTTACGGCAACCGGGAACGGTATCTGTACACAGCGGTCACCTTCTTCTGTATAGGGGGCGAAGAAGTCAAAGCTTCTCCGCGATTTCATGTTAATGTAACTCATTGCACTTTAATTTTCAAGGTTAGGATTTCTTCGTGGTAAACATGGCGCCCAGATACTTGCCGGTGATGGGCAACGCGATACCGCGCATATTGAATCCGAGCACATCACCGCGGTATTCAGGGTCGTTCAGACGGTAGTACATGTCCTCCATGCTCCTGGCACGGCAGACGGCGTCACGGTACCATACGGTGGAGGCGATGGCGTCCGTATCGCGTACCGGAGCGTCCCATTCTACTTTCTTGCCCGTAGTACCGTTGTATTTGGGCACCATGGAAGTGACGTGAATTTTGAAGCCGAACATGGAACCGGTGGAGAAGAACGTCTTGAACATCTCCAGGTCCTGGAGCTGAAGGTCAGTGGCATGGTAGGGATGCAGTGCCAGGATTCGTCCTTCCTTGGGTACCTGCATCATGTCAAGCCGCGTGGAGAGCGCCAGGACCTTTTCATAAGTCATGGCCACATAGCCGATGCCCTGCTTGCTGGCATTGCCGTCGTTGATTTTCAAGACCGGAGTGGTCTCGCTGTCCTGCGTGGGAGCCCAGTTGTAGATGGCCAGTTCGGAGAACTGCATCTGCAGGGACTTCTGATGCCCGGCAGCCACACTCCTGCGTTTCTCGGCGGATTCCTCGATTTCGATGGCGTTGATATGTACGGTGTTTTCCGTATCGAAGCGCTTCATCGGAATCTTGTAAGGCTTGTCGCCGCGTGCCACTACCGGTATCGGATATACCTCGTTGTCGATGAATACCCTCGGGTCGATACCCGCTTCCTGCAGGTTCAGGTACTCGTTATCGGTCCACATGCTGAAATCACGCGAGTCGGAAACGAACGAGGTTTCCGGATAGAACTTCTCGATAATCTCGGGAATCCAGATTTCCTTGTTCAGCCCGTCTGCCAGACAGCCGGTAAGTTGCAACGGAACCAGCGAAAGCCCCATCTGGATGCTGAACATCAGGTTATGGTCGATGCCGATACTCTGTGCAAACAGACCTGAGGTGGCAAAATTGAACAGCATTGCTGTGAGCAGTGAAAAGATGAATTTTGTCTTCATTGTCTTTTGTTTATAAAATGATTATTCCGGGTATTTACCGTAGGCTTCATGGAACTTCTCCCGGTAGAGGTTCCTGTCCTTTTTAAGTTCCTTGAGCATATCCTTTTCCAGGATTTCCTTGAAAGACATGTCTGCCAGCTGCACGTTTCCTCCGGCCTTTCCTTCAGTCTGTACCTGGGAACTGACGGACTGACGTACGGAAATGGAGCTGAGGCGTACTTCGGCCTTTGCAAAATCAACGGCAAAGTCCTCCAGCCAGCTCTCACGTCCTTTGGCGTCAATACGCCCGTCTTTAACAGCCGCGTCCACCAGGGTGACGGCTTTTTGCTTATTGGCTTCCTTCTCCTTCGTCTCAAAGGCCGTCACACGCTCCTGCAATGTCTGTTTCTCACTCTTGAGCGTGGCGTTCTCGGCCTGCAGGCTGTCGCGCAGGGTAATCAGGCCCTGTACTGCTTCCCGGATAGCCTGGTCGGATGCGGAGTCCGACAATTTCAGCATCTGTGTCAAATAACTCATATTCTCCTCTTTTTTATGGTTAATACTGATTTTTTTATCCATCAGTCTGACAAGCGCCTGCCCGTCAGACAAGTCTATACGTTTGTTCGTCGCGCGGTCATACATGGCAAGGGCGTTATGGTTGGAACCTATGGGGCAGACGGACATCTCCCGCATGGTCCACTTTATGGCTGTAGGCCCTGTCTGTCCCGGAAGTTTCAATGCGGGGTCATCACTGACCTCTTCAGGAGGCCAGGCGCCGATACTGGCCATGCGCAGGAAGCCGCGCTCCACCTTGCCGGCTATTGTGCGCCCTTTTTCGTCCTCCTCGTCGAAAACGACATCCACCAGAATCCTGCCGTCCTCCACACGCACGTTTTCGCCGCGTCCTATCGGGGTGTCCCAGTCATTATGGTTGTAAAGTACCACGGGGTTCTTTCTGAATTCTTCCAGATTGGCCCCCGAGGTCAGCATGCGGAAACCGTAAGTGTTTACGGATTCGTCATGTACGCAGAATGTATATGTTTTGCCCATTGCTTTTCCCGTTTTGTCTGCTGCAAAATTCAGAGATAAAAAGAAGGTGTGCAAATCCCCCTGTAACAGTTTCCTTCCGGCTGGAAACTGTTACAAGCCAGGTGGAAACCATTACAGACGGATTATTTTAATCGGTATGCGCTGCCTAACTTTGTACTGTAATAATCAAGAGAATGAATATGTCCAAGACACTAACGAACCAACAGAAGAAGGACTGGGCGAAGATGCTCTACATGCAGGGAGAACTGCAAAGCAGGCAGATAGCCGAAAAGGTGGGCGTCAGCCCTGTCACCATGAGCAAATGGAGCAGGGAGGGCAACTGGGAGATGCTGCGGGCGGCAGTCACCACCACGAGGGAGGAGCAGATACGCAACCTCTACATGCAGATAGCGGAAATGAACAAGGCCATAGCCGAGCGCGGTGACAAGTATGCCACTTCCACCGAGGCCGACACCATCAACAAGCTGTCCGCCGCCATCGCCAAAATGGAAGGGGACTACGGCATAGCCGATATCATCAGCGTGAGCAAACAGATCCTTTTCTGGCTACGCAAGCGTGATCCGCAGAAGGCAATCGAACTGAGTTATTATTTTGACGAATTTGTAAAGGAGAAATTAAGGTAACGCCATGGCAAGAAAAAGACTGACAGGAAACACCAGGGCACTCTCCGACGACTGGGAAGAAACCCTCAGACAGATACGCACACAGACCGCCGTTGACTTCACCATGACCGGGGAGGAAAAGGCAAGGAGATTGCGCGAGCTGGAAGCGGACCCTGTCGCATGGGTGAAGTTCATGTTCTACAGATATGCCAAATACGAGTTTGCAGGATTCCAAAAGAAAGCCATCAGGCGCATCATCGGGCATTCAGACGGGAACTGGTACGAAGTGCTGAGCTGGGCGCGTGAGCTGGCAAAGTCCACCATCGTGATGTTCATAGTGCTCTACCTGGTCATCGTGAAGAAGAACAAGCGGTGCGTCATCATGGCATCGGCGACCAATGACGGCGCGAGGAAGCTGCTGAACCAGTACCGGGCACAGTTCGAGGCGAACGAGCGGCTGAAATATTTCTACGGCAACCTCATCGGTGACAAATGGACGGAGGACTATTTCACCCTCAGCACCCGCGTGTCGTTCATGGCAATGGGATGGGGACAGTCACCGCGCGGAGTCAAGATGGACGAGGTACGCCCGGACGTATTGCTCATGGATGACTACGATACCGACGAGGAATGCCGCAATCCGGAGACTGTGAACAACAAATGGAACTGGTTCGAGCAGGCGCTGTTCTTCACCCGCTCCATCAGCGAGGCGCTGCTTACCGTCTGGACGGGGAACGTCATTGCGAAGGACTGCTGCGTCTCACGTGCCGGCAACAAGGCAAGGGAACTGGCCGCAAGGGAGAAACCTATCGGAAACTGGGATATCATCAATATACGCATGGTGGATATAGGCAAGCCCGATCCGCAGGCGGATTACCAGTTCGGAACGTCCGTATGGCCGGAAAAGAACACTGAGGAGACGATAGACGAGGTACTGGCACAGGTGAGCCTCGCCAGCGGGCAGAAGGAGTGTTTCAACAACCCGGTCGTGGAGGGTTCCTACTTCAAGGAGATACGCTGGGGAGAGTGCCCGCCCATAGGCAAGCTCAAATATATTGTCAGTTACGGGGACCCGGCACCGAGCAACACCACCGGCAGGAAGGCGAAGAAGAACTCCTTCAAGGCGAATTTTCTCATGGGGCTATACGAGGGAACGCTGTATGTATATACCGGATATCTGCGGCATGTCACCAACGACGAGTTCGTGAACTGGTATTACTATCAGCGGGACTACGTAAGGGAAAGGACGCAGCAGAGGAACTACATAGAAAACAACAAACTGCAGGATCCGTTCTACCAGCAGGTATTCGTTCCTCTTTTCCTTGCAAAAGGGAAGGAAAAAGGACATTACATCAATATCTCACCCGATGGGCGTGACAAACCTGATAAATTCGTACGTATAGAAGGTAATCTGGAACCGTTGAACAGGGCGGGAAGGCTCGTTTTCAACATACGGGAGAAGGACAACCCGGACATGCAGCGGCTGGAGGAGCAGTTCAGGCTGTTCGATGACGGGCTGCCGGCACCGGCAGACGGACCGGATGCCATCGAGGGGGGATATTACATGTGCCAGCAACTGAACGCCCACATGGAAGCCGGAAGCTACTGGATAGGAAGACGCCCCCATAACAAAAAAAGAATGTGACAAACCATTAAAAATGAACATATATGGCTTATTTGGAAGTAGAGGAAATGACAACCCATATCTATGAGGAGGATATGGATACCATCAGCCATGGTGATGACGCGGCGATGATGTCGGCCATAGACGCCGCCATAGAGGAGGTGCAGGGATATCTTACCAAGTACGACACGGGAAAGATATTCGCCGCCAGGGGAAAGGAACGCAATCCCATATTGCTGCTTTTTGTAAAGGACATAGCCGCCTGGCACTTCTGCAATATCTGCAACGCCGGAGTGGATATCGAAATGCGCGAGAAACGTTACGACCGCGCCATTGAATGGCTCAGGAACAATCAGAACAGGCAGAACCCGAACCTGCCGGCAGCGCCGGAGCAGCCGGGACGGCAAGAGTGCAGGCACTGCGGGGAAATGGCGTTCGGAAGCAACAGGAAACGTGACAACCACTTTTAAACGGAAACCTTATGACAAACAGGAAGAGAAAAAAACGGCAGGCAGGCGCTGTGCCCAAAAAGATTGTGACGCCGGTATATAATCAGATACTGGTGCAGCCCGTGCACAGGGGAATAAACGATATAGGCACATGGAAAAGTGCGCTCAGGGCGGCTGACATGGGGCTGCGCAGCAAACTGTACGACCTGTATGAGGATATACTCATGGACGGGACTGTGACGGATGCCATCGGCAAACGCATAGAGGCGATAACCGACTGCGACATCAACTTTACGGTAAACGGAAAGGAAGTACCCCGGATAACGGAACTCATAGATACTGTGGAGTTCGAGAACCAGCTGAAAGAGATCATGTGGAGCCTTTTCTGGGGAATATCCGTAGACGAATATTCTTTCGTGAACGGGTTCGACTTCAACAGCATACCGCGTAAGCACATACGTCCCAAAGAGAAGCTGATACTGCGGCGCCAGTACGATACGGACGGGATCAGTTACAGCGATGACGGCATGATCATACAGTGGGGAGAGGATGATGATCTGGGGCTCTTGCTGAAAGTGGCTCCCTATGTGATATACAAGCGCGGGGGATTCGGGGACTGGGCACAGTTCGTGGAACTCTTCGGGATGCCGCAGCGCATAGGAAAGTACAACAGCATGGACGAACAGAGCAGGAGGCTTCTCATACAGGCGTTCGAGGAAGCGGGATCGGCACCGTACATTGTCATCCCCAAAGAGAGTGACGTGGAACAGACGACACTCAGCGGAAGCAGCAACGGCGCGCTCTACAACGATTTCCGCAATGCCTGCAACGAGGAGATACTCATAACCGTACTGGGACAGACCATGACCACCAGGGACGGCGCGTCGCTCTCACAGAGCAAGGTCCACATGGAAGTGCAGGAGAAGAAACACCGCAGTGACCGGCGTTTTGTCATACGCATGCTGAACAAATACCTTGTACCGCTGCTTGAAAGCAGGGGATATCCGGTGCATGGCGGCAAGTTCTCGTTCGTGGACAAGAAGGACGAAATCACGGTGAACGACCTGAAGACGCTTTCCACCATGATTCCCATACCCCGCAGTTACGGCTATGAGAAATACGGCATACCTGAGCCGAAGGACGGCGAGGAAATATTTCTGGGGACACCAACCCAAACGGATGGCGAAACGGATGGCGCTGCAAAGGCCAGACCGGGAAAGCAGGATGCCCCCCCCCCGCATGATCCTATAAAAAACAAGGATGAATGTACACTGTGGGAACGGGTGAGGTCTTTTTTCGTAGCAGCCCCGCATCCGGGCGGGGCTGGCATAATCCGCATGAGTGATACCTCCCCTCTGGATGAAAGGCTCATCGCTGCCGTATGGAACGGTGAACTGGCCGGTTTCAGTCCGGAGCTTTTCCGGTTCTTTGCCGAAGACTTTTTAAAGGCTGTTCGAACGGCATTTGAAGAAGGACCGAGAAATGCCGATGTGGGCGTGGCCTACAAATTGTCGGATGACCTGTTCCGTATGGCTATGGAGCAGAACCTGTTCCATTTCTCCGCTGCCAAGACGCTGGCGGAGATACAGGAACTGAACAGACTCTTCCGGGAAAGCGGGAGCTTTGGTGAGTTCCACCGCAGGGCAAAGGAAGCCACTGAAGTATTCAACAAGACCTGGCAGAGGACGGAATACGAAACGGCGGTACTCACAGCCGAGGGTATGTCCACCTACCGGAAATTACGGACGAAGAAAAAGGTATATCCTTTCTGGGAGTACCTGACGGTGAACGACGGCAGGGTACGTGAGGAACACATGAAACTTCATGGGGTCATCCTGCCTGAAAACGACCCGCGGTGGAACAAAATATACCCGCCGAACGGTTGGGCATGCAGGTGTCTCGTGACCGGACGGATGAAGCACCAGGTAAAGGTCGATCTTGAAGAGATGCGCCGGCGTGTGGACGATTTCCTGAAAACGGCCGAATGGAAAAAGGCCGAGGCGCAAGGCTGGGGAGTGAACCGCTGTGACTCGGCACAGATATTCACCGCCGACCAGATGTACATCCGCAAGTTCCCGCAGCAGGCTTCCTCTTATCTGAAGGACATGACAGCCGAACGCTGGAACCTGCCCGGGGTACAGGCCATGAAGAGGGATGCTTCCGGGAATATCCCTGCCAGTGAGCGGAGTGAACAGGAGGTATGGGAAACATACGCTGAAGACGGAAGAATTGTGCTGACGGATTACGACGGCC